GAAAAGCTGTTATCTTCTTCACTGCTTGGATTCATTAGAATTTTCGCCCGTTTATATTCATAACCCAATCGTTAGCGTGGGTGCTACCTTTCATAACGATTTTAACAACTTTCCAAAAACCTGCGCCAACTGTAACAGGGGGGTTAGTAAAAAACATGTTACCAAATTGCACATTGTTACCTAACGACCTAATTTCTATAGTTTGTCCCGGCGTTAGTTCTGGAACAATAAGCGCTTGAACTTTCACGCCCTTTTCTGTAACAGTGGGTGAACCCATCATACCAGTGTTAGAACTTATCACCGTAGCCTTTCTGTCAGTCACTTCACCAAAACCTAAAAACTGTAACTTGCCATCTTGAATAGACCAATCACAATCCGCTTCTGAACTTAATTGATCTAACACTTCTTTTAATTGACCTGTTATAGAAACGCCCTGGCCTTTTTGTGCATCTGTTCCAATGCCTTTGAAAACCCCTTTAATAGTGTTAGGTAGTTGGGATAATACTTCTGTTAAAATATCTTCTGTTGATGTGTTAGATTCTAAAGACAAACTAACAAAGCCGGTTTTAAAATCCTTGTCACCATCGCCCGCATAAATAGTAGAAACCCAATCAACTCCATTTTTAACATGAACAGCGTTTCTGATTTGCCCAGTAAAAACGTTAGACATTTTATTGCCATAACCGATATTTAATAACAGTGAATCAAATTCTGTTTTAATCTTGTTTCTGCTTTCTTCTTTTAAATTAAATATATCGATCTTCACTAGGTTAGGAAAACCAAACAAGTCTTTAGTTAGTTCAAATTCTATGCGCAAATCTTTGATCGTTAGACCTACGCCAGTGGAAACGCTTGCTATAATAATTTCTGCACTCCTTAAGAATCTAACAGTCATTAGAAAAATTCCGATTGATCAAAGTCATTACTAAACGCGCCACCAAATGAACCTGAAGCTAACAAGGTTTTTTGTGCGTCCTCTTTTTCTTGTTCTGTAAAGTGCAACAGAACTGTTGTATTGCCTAACGAATCAAAACTGGCTTCAACACCTTTCAATGTAGTGTCAAACATGACCAAACTGCCTAAATATAATTCAGGCATTGTTTCAAAAATGTCATGCCCTAACGTTAAAGGTAGGCCAGTAAACAAAGTGTTAGCACCTTCAGAAACATTGATAGCCCAAAAGCCACCGCGAGAATTAAACATAGTTTCAAATGTTATTTCTCTTTCTTCTAACAACACCTCTATGCTCGAAGCGTCATCTGTTAATGGGATTATGCTAGGCATTTTTATTTGCTCCCAAATATTTTAGCAAGTTTTTTAGCACCACTAGACAAAATACCTTCATCGCCTGTTTCTAAATTCTGCTTACCTTTATTGGTAGATGTTGCAAACTGGCTTTTTGTTTTTATATCTAACAATTGCTCTTTGCTGATTTCAGTAATTTCTGATTCTGGCATTATCACTTCATTGAAAACAGCAGTGAAAAATAACGCTTTTGATGTGGTTTTATCTTGGTTAATATCAAGGCCAACCATCACCATGTTTTCAAATTCGCGTAATCCTGTCTGAAGTGTCAGCGTTTCTGTATCTTCTCTAAGCTTCTCAAGGCTACTGAAAGCCAGATTAAGACGTGTTGAGCCTGTGCCAGTAGAATCACCAAACAGGTTAGAAACTTCGTCTGTAATGCGTCCTATAACGCCTGTGAACCCTGCTAAACCAATTGGAGTATTAGTAACCACCGCTTCAATGGTATAGATAGCTGGAAGCACGCGTTTATGATCACTGATATTTGCGCCTAACTCTACAGGGTTCTGAGTGACTTCAACAGGCATAGAGTAACTTTCATTGATAACCGCGTCTAACTGGATGTCACCTAACAGTCTATCTCTTCTGATAAATAAATTACCTAACGACATTGTTAACGCTTCCTGTTAGATGTTAGTTCTTGTTTGGCCTGCTTGGTTTTACCATTAATAACGCTTTCTACTGTTCTTCTAACTTCTGCTTGATCACCACCGTTGATATTAAAAACATAATCGCCAGATGTTGTGTTGTTGTTAGTAGTTTGTATTCTGCCGAACGCGCCCTGATTTTGCAAAGCAGTTAAAGGGTTAGAAAATCCAAAGGCGTTACCGCTTGAACTAATATTGCTTTCTATGTTGCTAGGTATATTTTTTATTGAATCAAGTAAACCACCTACTATGGGTAAATCTAAAATAGTGTTACCTAACGCTTTTACTGCTTTCAATAAAGTGTCACCAAAGAAAACAGCAAGTTCGCCCCCCATACCTAACAACGCCTCAAACGCGCCCAATATATCACCTGATTTAAAAGCCATGGATAATCTATCGAACAAACCTACTAACCTTTCTACTAAGCCTACTGCGCTTTCTACTATGGTGTTGAACAATTCAAACTCTTTTAATTTCTCTACGAAATCACCAAAGAATGATTCACCACCTCTAAACGCTGTAATTATATCTTCAATGATCAGAACAGCAGCAGCAGCAGCAAGCCCAACAAGAATCGGTAGAGCCACCATAGACGCATTAAACATCATTGATGCAAGTGTTAGTTTTTTCATAACAGAAACTAACGCCAATAGTTTAGCGCCAATATTCATAACAAGGATTATAGACAGAACAGCAGCTAAACCTTTTAACACAAACGTTAGATTTTTAAAGAATGATTCTAGCCCTGAAGAAATCAGCTTTTTATTTTCAGCGATAAAATCTCTAACGGTTTCTGTTGCATCCATAAACACAGGGATTAAATCAGTAACCAACATTCTAACGATTGATGTGCCAACTCTTAAAAGTCTGTTCCATTCATCATTAAAAGCTTCTGCTTCTTTAGCTTCTTTTTGAGTGATAACGCCTAACGCTTTTGCTTCATTGGTTAATGCATTAATCCCTTGTGAGCCTTGTTGGAGCAAAACATTTAAATCTTTAATGCCTAACTTATCTGCTAGTTCTAACCGTTGCCCTTGATCGCTAAAACCATTCAAAGCATCAGCAGCGTCTAACAGTAAGGTTCTGTTGTCTTTTAAAGCGCCGTTTGCATCTGTAACACTTAAACCTAATATACCAAGTGCTTCAACGCCACTACCAGTGCCTCTAACAGCTTCGCTCATGCGAATAGAGAATTGTTCTAACGATGCAAACATGCCATCACTAGAACCTGTTGCCTGTTCCATAGCAAAGTGTAACGCGTCTAACTCCCCAATTTCCATATTGATTTGACGCGATTGTTTCATTCGTTGATCAGTGTCAGCAGCACTTTTAAAAGTCATTGCTGAAATTGCGGCGGCGGCTAACGTTGCAGCTTTGGCTAACTTTTTAGTTAGATCAGTTACAGCTTTTGTAGACCTCTCAAATTTCTTGAGGTCTTTATCATTGTACTTATAACCTAGTTCAGTTAATAAGCTGTCAACAATAGCCATTTTATATTCTACTCCGCAATTTGTTTTTTAGTTCAATAATTTCTAACATATCTAACAAGTCGTTATAGCTGTATGTACCATCCTGCAATTCTGATAATTTGCAAAGCGGTGGTTCTGCTAATATTGGTGCAAAAAGTTCTGCTTTCCAAGGCTTGTTAGTGTCGAATATGTTAGGGGCTAACTTAGATAACTCTTCAAACGATAAACTTTCGTTTTCATCATTTACAAAGTATTCAGGTTCAGCCCAATTTCTGCTAAAAAATCTTTAAAGTTTTCCATGATCACCCACGCAAAAACTTTATATAATTCTGTATGGCTACCTGTGAAAGTTTCGTTATAGATTTTTTCATCCATACGTTTTTCATTAATGTTAACCGTTAGAACCACTTTTTTAATAATGCTGTAAACTTCTTGAGGGCTATTTTCTGTCATAACTTTTTGAATGACTGAAGCAAAAGCTACCGCCTGTTCTTCTTCAGATTTTCCTTGCACACCTAACAATTCTTTTAAGGCTGCACCAAACATGGCAACAAGCTCGAATTTTAGAGGCAATGCTTTATCAGGTGTCATCTGTTGAACGTTGTAATTATTATCATTAATTACTTTTTTAAATGTTTCTGTAGCCATTGTTAATTACTCCCAGCGTAATTAGAATTTATCCCAGCCTGTTTGGGAGGTCAACTAAGGGCGTTAGGTATCGGCTGGGTTATACCTAACGTTTACCCCCTAGCGCCTCGTTCTTTAAAGTGTGTCAGCACCATTCAGCAACATGTCTAACCGCTCTATAACGATTAACCAAGGTTGCGTTGCTATTCCAGCACCCCGCTGTACTTCAGGGAATTTCTGAATATAGCCATTAGTTCCAACACCTAAATCATTGCCGCCTAAATCTTTAAACATCACACTGACGGGGACAAAAGCCCCATTTTCAGCAGCGACTAAACGCGACGTTAAATATTCGTTAGTAGTTGAGGTCTGCATAAGTTTAACTTCAAACTCACCTGTTTGGTCAGACGTTTGGTAAACTGCCATGTCACCATTCACTCCAACCACATCTAAAAACGATTCAGCTCGGCGGCGCATATTAAATGCATCTTCACCGGCTGCCCATTCGACAACTTCAACACCATCGATCAGGCAAATTGTATTTGCAAAGGAAAACTGTTTCATGGTCTATTACTCCGATGTGCCACTAACTTCAATGCTATGCATAGCACCTGTTAGAATTATTAAAAAGGCTAATGCTGTGCCAACCCGACCTGTTTTATCACCTGCACTAATAGTGTTAGCATCCTGTGCGGAAGTTTTATAGCCATTAGCTAAAAACTCCCCCGCTTGGGTAGTGCCTGCACCTGTCATGCCATTAGTATTAGCTTTTGACAAAACATCTATGAGTTTCTGTTCTTGAGCTGCACCACCTTTGTTATTCAAAGGCACTTTACCAGCAGCGTAAAACGCGGCGAATTGTTCAGTTTCAATTTCGTTTTTCAACCATGCTAAATTATGCGCATCATCAAGGAAAATTGAACTCATCATGTATGATTCACCATACATAGGGTTGCCACCAACACGGTAATAAGTATTAATACGGCGTGATTGAAGTGTTAGCAATTCACCTTCACTAACGTTTTCAGGTGTTATGCCCGCTAGCTGTTTGAACTTCATTGTTTTAGTTGAGTCTGGTGCATCGAAATCAACAGCGAATTCGTTAGACATAACAGCGAAATCCATATACTCGCTAGGGAAAGAAGAGAATTTTCCTGAAGTATAATTATACTGATCTAACAGACCATCTAAACCCCAAGTGCCTGCACCTGAGTTTTTGCAATCAAGATCATTAGATACTGTTGCGAAAATGCGGCCTGTTGCTTCCGCAAATAAAGCTGCATCTTCAATGCCAATGTTGCCATTAACTGCGAAATCATCCCGCACTTCTTTAGTGAAACCAAAGCCAAAGAATGAACCATCAAAAGCTTCTAATGCTTGCATTGAAGCTGCGACAGTTTCAGCAGCGAAACCATTAGTTGAAGAACTAACGTTAGCTTCATCACAACCCATCATTACTGAAAGGTCAGTACCTGAAGCGGGTGAAGAAATAAACGCACTAATGGTAGAAGTTGCGCCCACTGTTCCAGACGTAACAATAAAGTTAGAACCATCATAAGTAACCGTCGCGTTAGCAAAGCCCCCTGTTACTATTGCACGGATAGCTGTTTGAATAGCTGTTGCAACTTCCGCCATAGAACTAACAGGTGTTGTGAAATTAATAGCTGAAATTGTTTGCTCGTCACCATTAAGGGTAATTTTAAAAGCACCATCAGAAATAGCAGCCCATGTTGCGACATTCGATTCAACAGTAGCAGAACCACCTAACATGGAAGCTGTTGCGCCTGAAGGAAAACGCTGTCCAATCATAAA